GTCACTCAAGGTATCTTTAATTAGTGAAGAATCCTTACTTAATCTACTAATTTCAGTACCCGGAGCAAGGGATAGAGTAGAAATCTTCGCAGTTGTTCCACTTGTATTTACTTTAACTGCGTTTTTAAAAGCATCTATTACTTCTATTTGTTGTTTTGAGTTTAAGCTACAAGATCCTTTTTTCTCTCCTTCTGGTAAAATTAAATAATAAATACTACTTGCCAACTCACTAATTAATTGATATTGACCATCATCATAATCACTACTTGCTTTCATATCTGTAAACGCAGACAAACCCAATGGTCTACCATAAGGTTCATTTTCTTTTGCTTTAGATTTTAACGCAATAGTTTTTCGATAGTCTAATATATACCATCGCTTATTTGCGTCTTTTTTATAATTCATATATGCTCTAACAAAATCTTTTGGAAAGTTTTTTATTTCATTCAGCAATCCACCATATTTAAATTGATCAAAATACATCATATCAAACGCAGGTATACTAACATTATTTTGAAACCCAATTATCTTACAATAATCTAAATCCAATGGTTGAATCATAAAGTTGTCATCTAATGATAATCCTTCAATTCTATCAATTGATTCCACACTCATAGAACCAGTGTCGATATTCTTATTGCTTGCAATTGTATCTCTCAATATTCCTATGTACGTGCCATCTATAAATAAATGTCTTAAAATATCTCTTGTAGTTCGTTCATGATTTAGTAATTTGAGCATTGTATTGAATTTTTTCTTTTTATCTTTCATTTGAGAAGTTTTATTTCTCATTGTGGTTATATAAGATAAAGTTGGTATCGCAATTGAATAATCTATGGTATTTGAATAAACCCCTTGGGCATCATATGCTTGTTCTGATATGGTACGCAATATTTCATTATATATCATTGGATATCTTACGTATTGTTTTAAATCACTCATAGAAATATTATCAGTGTCTAATGTACCAAGAGAAAAAGAATTGTAAGATAACGAGTTCAATTCGATTTCATTAGATGTGGAGAGAGGAGAAGTGTTTGTTTCAGATTCGGAATGAGGATTGTTATTTTGCAAATTAATCCTCCTTTCTTTAATAATCATTGTTTATGTTGATCAAGAATATGAGAATACGAAGTCATAATCAGATTCATCATTTTTTAAATAATCCAATTCCAATAATGATAAAAAATAATTACCATAACTGCAACTAGTATACCTATCTTTTCGTGCAGTTCCAACTGTTTCAAGTTTTACATAACCACCAGAAAATGAATACTCTAAATTTATAGATTCGTTAATTAACAATGCAGTTTCTAAGTATGGTCTAAGAAACCAACCATGTATATTTACATCCTTGCTATTTGAATATTCTTTATTATGTTTTGACAAATAAGTTTCAGCGTCATTATCGTCAATAAGAAAACCACACATATCTCTTTGCAGTCTATCTCTAAAATCAACAGCTATATCATTGTTAAGCTTTGAATTAGCCATAATCGGATAAATTATTGGTTTTGCGTTCACTCCCAATGTTTTTTGTTGTAATTCTTCAATTAACTTCTTATCAAGGGATTTATGTTCAAAAACAGTAAATGCTTCATATTCAATTCCTCGCTCTTCGTCCTTTGTGATGGTAGCTAATCTCTCAAATACTGTAATACCTGCCTGTTGCAAGTCTAATACTACATAATCAGCTTCAAAATCATGATAAATCTGTTTAATTCTCAATGATTGTTTGCCGGTATGTTCTCCTTGATGAGATTCTTGATATACGAATTCTCTTTCATATCCTTTAGCTGTAGGCAATCCTCTAATACAAGTAATGATTGTATTGTCATTATTTGAACCTTTTCTGGTAGCAATATCTACAGATACAACTCTAATTTCTCCTTCAGTACGTTTAATATCATTCGGATTTTTCTTTTTATCCAACATATCATTCCTTAAAGGATAAAATGCCTTCTTCAAATTTCTATTTTTATTAAACATGTCTAATTTAAAATATGCATTACTATTCTCACCCCAAGGAATATTTTCATATTCTTCTAAAAATGTTATTTCATCCATAGTAGAGCGATCTTTAGCAATTGCCTTTTTAGTTTTAATATTATGTTTGATAGCCAATAAATAATCAAATGCTATAAACCCAGAATCTTTACCATTTAACATCATCTTTACGGTATCTAAAGTTTCTTTATGCCACCATAATCCTTTATGATACGCAGATGAAATAAGAATCTGTCTTGGTTCTTCAATTAGTATTTTTTCGCTTGCGTATTTAGGGTTTTTCATATATGGTGTTTGTCTAGCATAAGCAAAAGGTTTCACGATACTATCAAATTTTTGCTTATCCATAATTCTAAATTCTTCACCTATCGTAAATGTAGAGCGTTCTCCCCGTCCAGATTCTTGACAAGCTACTACTTTGATTGTCGTTCCGTTATGTAACACACATCGGCAATTATTTTGTGTATCTGAAAAATCTTGAACTTCTCTGGCTATATTTGGATAATCATCTTTTAATCTTGCCATCTTACCAAATATTATTGCAGCTTGCTTCATGGAATTCGCCACGATCACAATTTCAGAGTTCGGGTACAGTGTTCCGCGAGCGTAAGCCAATAATGCTATAAGCCAAGATTTTGCTGACGCTCTACTTGCAATTGTTACAAAATTTTCACATATACTCATAAAATATATCCAAATAATTTGATACCAAAATAACTGTACACAAAAATAATGTTGTATAAAACGATGAATATTGCGTCTGTAAAAAGTCGTCCAATCAATAATATTTTCTTGCCATTGAGTATTTCTATCTTTCTCTTTAATCATTGACTTCGGTGCTTTAAATTGATTACTATGACCAGCATATTTATTAAAATTATTTTCAAATTTATTATAACTTCTACCCATTATAATCACCGTCAGTATTACCAATATCAACACTATCTAAATCTGAATCAATATTATCATTAACTATAAAGTTCCTAACTCCAGTAAAGAAGTTTTCAATTGGACGTACAATATAATTTTTAATATACGGAATTAAACCATCCATATCTTTATATTTTTCTTGTTGTTCAAACCATTCGGCAGGTCTAAATTGTTCAACATCTTTGACCCACAATCCAAAACTTTCATGTGATTTTCCTGCACTTGCAGCATTTGCTTTGGCAGGATCTACACTTGCTGTTTTAAATAAGTCTTGTAATTCCTTTTGTAAAATACCAACATTATCTTTTTTCTCTCGCGCTTTTCTTATATCCAAAATTTTAATACATATTTCTCTTAATAGCGTTATTTCTGCCTGATTATCGCACTTGTGGGTTTGTTTCCAAGCAGACAACTCTGCTTCTAAAAATATTATGTCATCAATATCAAATCCTCTTCCCCAAAACAAAAGCAGATCATCATCAATATCATCGGTATTTATCATATCAATATTATTAAGATCATCACTATCTTTATATCTAAAAGATTCCATTCTTTCATTGCTTTTATTTGTAGAACTAAGTTTAGATTTATAATATCCAAAAACTTTATCTGCTTTTTTACCTTTTATTAGTAAACTTTCAATATGTGATTGTGTTTGTTTCAGTGCTTCTTTGCTAAATCTTACATCTAAATCTTCGCAAGTTAATTGTAATGCAATTTCTAGATTATTATATATTATAAAATAATCATCATATATTTGATTGCAATGATCTTTGCATACCGACATCAGGCCATTTTTATCAATCATTGGGTTTGTTGCCTCATAAAAATATGATGCAGGTTTCGTCTTAGAACACATTCTACAATATATATCACCAGTAATTATTGGTTTAGGTTCTTTTTTTGTTTTCCCCACTTTTGGAATTGGACTCACCTCTTTTTAATTAACAAAGAAGAGGTGAGTATTTAACAAACCTCTTCTAAATCTTTTTCTTTTATGTATCTTAATTCGCCAAAATCGTAATCAAATTCGCCAAGACTATTAGTAATTTTACTTTTATCAATATCAAACTTAATCCAAGAATGTCCAGAATAGATATATTCTTTGGCAAATCTAATCATTTCTATTATTTTAGTGTCTAATGGCAGTTTATCAGAAATAGAAATAATTCTTATTTCTTTCCATTCCCAGTCTGATAACTGGTGGCTCCTTTTTTGTTCTTTTTTATCAAATTCTTCTTGTGTCATTTGTCCACATATTACTTTACCATTATGGAATCCTCCATCATATTCAACATAAATTTTTTCATTAACATAGGCTATATCTAAAAACATTCTACTGATTAGATAATTTAGTTCTCCTCCAATAATATTATGTATATATAATTGTTGTTTTGAAGTTTTCTGTGTACCATTTCTATAAAGTGTATTCCACATTTTATCTTTTATCTTCTGATTTTGCATCGGATGGTCTACCCCATATTTTAACTGACACGTTTCTTTTGTTTTTTGTTTGATTTCTTCAGACTGGCTTGGATTATCCACATTATAATTATTTCTAAAGGTTTCTACGCTTTTTATTTTATATTCATCAGTTTGCGTATACCAATCAACACCATATCTTTGTTGACTAGTTTTTATCATTTTTTCTTTACATTCTTGAAGTTGTAACATATGTTCAACTCCATACTTTTCAATTCTGGTTTGTTTAATTTTTATTTTTATATCTTCTCTCTGTAATGGATTTTTAAACCCATATCTTTCTATGTTGGTATTAAATTGTTTTAATTTAAATTCTTCTATCTGCATAGAACTCTTCTTTCCATATCTAAATAACATTGTTTCTTCGCGTTTTTTATTAACACAATTAGGATTTCCACAACAATCTTTACTTATTGGTGAGTTTTTCTTTGAGTTAATGTAATCTTGCCATTTCCTAGTTGATACAATTTCCATACCTTCTTCTAAACAATAATCACATAATACTTCTACTTCTGCATGACTACCTTTAGGTAAATCATCAACTTTAACTATAATTTTAGTCCCTTGAGGAGTTCTCATTCTCCCTTTTTTGTCTTTAACTCTTGGAATGTCATATCCTAATTTTTCATAATACTTAACTTGATTTGTTAAATTAATCTCTACCTCTTCTGTTAACAACATCTTTAAATTCCTTCTTTCTGTGCTTTATTATTTCTGTGCTAAAAAAGTATATAGGGATAGACGCACAGAAACTCGGACATGACCCCGAATCATATCTACCCCAAGTCAAACAATATTTTTTGTAAGACAACAAAAAACTCAGACATTCATTGCCTGAGTCCTTGACTTGTCCACAAAACACTATTATATTAAAACACCTACAAATATCAATTTCCATTAAAATCGAATTATCTTACTATTTCTCTAAATATTCCATTACATCTTGCCTAGTACTCTGTTTCCCTAATTCCAAACATTTATATGCCAATTTTAAAACGCTGTCTATTTTACATTCTGGGCAAGAATCCTCAAAAATAACTTCTAAACATTCTCCAATAGATTCCTTCATATAATTTTCCATACACTCTTCACAATAGCAACATAACTCCATTGCCTCTTCTTTACCTGTGCAAATAGGACACTCACATACCTCTTCCAATTCTTCATCCTCACAATCCATATACTCATCAACATTACCATTCTGAACTTCCATATTGCACGTGCAATTAAAATTTGGACAATCTTCAGCTTCGCAATTGCAACATTTACAAAACTCTTCTTTTAATTCCATTTCATCATCTGCAACCAACATTTCAACTTCAAATTGCTCATGATAAGTTTCTTCATTAACTTGTTGCCCATCAATATAATATGTATCAT